TCAACCAAGTATGTCAGTCTCGGTCCGCCGCTCCTGGTCCCATGGGTCAGGCCCATTTTGGCCGCGCTGAAGCCAGTCGTCGCGTTCGGCATATGTTACGCGGGTTGGCGGCCCGTCTTCGTCCTGGAGGTCTGCGATGACCTCAGTGCGCAATAAAGCCTTTGCAACGTCCTCGCGGGTGAGGAGACCTTTGGCCTCCAGCGTCACCACGATCTCTCGCAATGCGGTCTCGACCACGCCGAGGGCATCAAAGCCAGCTGGATTCATTTTTGCCTCCTGTTCTTCCGGTTTGTTAGCAGTTTCCCCGAGCATAGGAGACGGGGCGCCGTCCGTCACGCATGTGCTTCCTTGCCGATATGCTGGCGGCGCCCATCTTTTTGAGGAAACTCAGAATGCTCATTAAAATGATCGACATCGACAGCATCGAGGTTAAAAACCGTCTACGGCCGGTCACACTGAGCGCCGTCAAGGGGCTGGCCGAGGACATCGCCCAGCGCGGCTTACGCCAACCGATTGAGGTCGCGGCGCAAAGTGGCGGAAATAAATATCGCCTGGTCGCCGGCGCGCACCGATTGGAAGCGTGCAAGTCCGCTGGATTAACGGAGATTGCAGCCGTTGTCATTGTCGGCCCCGCCGCGGCGTTGCGCCGTCATGAGATTTTGGAAAACATTACGCGAAACGACTTAAGCAAGTTGGAGCGCGCACAGTTTTTGGCCGAACTGAAGCGCCTTTATCAGGTAGAAAACCCTCACGCCCGCCACGGCGGAGACCGCACAAATGAGCAAGATGCCACTGTTGGCAACTTGAACGATTGGTACGCAGAGGTCGCCACACGTTCGGAGCGCGCCGGCCGGACCATCCAGCGTGAAGCGTCCATCGGCGAACACTTGACGGCCGCCGCCGCCGCCGCGTTGCGAGGGTCCGATTTCGAGGACAACCAAAAAGAACTTTACGCTCTATCGCGGCTTCCCTTCGAAAAACAAGACGCGGTCGCCCAACGCCTGACCGCCCCGGAAGGCGCGGCGAGAACCGTCGCCCAGGCGGTCAAGATCATCGATGGCCACGTCGATCGCGCCGCCGCCGGCGACCCGTCTGAAAAAGCCCTCAACAAACTGAAAGAAACATGGTCCCGGGCCGACGCCAAGGCGCGCCGGCTGTTCGTTGAGCATCTGATCGATGAAGGCAGTCTCTCCGCAGACTGCACCAAGGGGGTGAAATGACCCGGCGCGACGGCCTGACCCTGGACCTTTTGAGTTGGGAACCGCCGACTTTGATTGAGCGGTTCGACGATGCGAGGGTCCGCACCGCGACATTGCGCTCGCGCATCGCTCGCGCGGTGGCCGAGACCCTGAAAGGCTCCGACATCCCCCGCGCCGACATCGCCGCCGCCATGAGCGACTGGCTGGGCGAGGACGTCAGCAAGGCCATGCTTGACGCTTATGCCAGCGAGGCGCGCGAAGATCATACCATCCCGTTTTTGCGTCTACTGGCGATGGTCCACGTCACCGGCGACGTGCGGTTGTTGCAAATGGGCGCGGAATTGTTTGCCCACAGCGTTGTGGACGACAAATATTTGCCGTGGGTCGAGGTCGGCCAACTCGCGGACCGCAAGGAAGACATCGATAAAGCATTCGAATACGCGCGCCGATCGGCGCGGCGGGGGGTCAAGCGATGAAAGAATGGTTCACCGCCGCCGATCTCGCCGCCCGCGCGCTGCCCGGATTGCCCGCGACAGATCGTGGCGTGCAAAGCCTTGCCCAACGCGAGGCCTGGGGCGATCGTAAAAACATGGCGGGCGGGGCGCTGGCCCGCAAGCGCGCCGGGCGGGGCGGTGGCGTTGAATATCATTACACCCTTTTGCCCGCCGCTGCGCAGGCCAAGATCATGATTGATCTGGCCCCGGAAAAGGCGAAAAAATCGGCCGCGCGGGACGAGACGTCCACCGCCGCCGCGTGGGCGTTTTACGAAAGCCTTCCCGATGCCCGAAAGGAAAAAACGATCGCGCGACTGGCGATTATCGAGGAGGTCAATGGGCTTTATCGTGGCGGACTGACCAAGAACCTGGCGGTCGTCACGGTGGGCAAGCGCCACGGGGTGACGCCGGCGACGATATATAATTGGTTCGGCTTGATCGCGGGCGTGGCGCGCGCCGACTGGCTGCCCGCCCTGGCCCCGCGCCACACCGGGCGGACGAAAACCGCCGCGTGCGATGAGGCGGCGTGGGAAATGGTCAAGTCCGATTACCTGCGCGCCGAGCGCCCGACCTTTGAGAGCTGTTATCGCCGCCTTAAAAGTGCCGCCGCCGCTCACGGTTGGGCCGTGCCATCGTCGCGGGCGTTGGAGCGCCGGATGGAGCGCGAGATCGCCGCGCCGGTCAAAATCCTCGCCCGCCGCGGCGTCGATACGCTGAAGGCGATGTACCCCGCGCAGCAGCGCGACCGGTCCGTTTTCCACGCGCTCGAAGCGGTCAACGCCGACGGACATAAATGGGACGTGTGGGTCAAATGGCCAGACGAAGACAAGCCCATGCGCCCGATGATGGTGGCCATCCAAGACCTTTATTCCGGCATGTTTTTGGGCTGGCGCATCGATAAATCGGAAAACCGCGAATCCGTGCGCCTGGCGATCGGCGACGTGGTCGAGGTTTACGGAATCCCCGGACACATTTATTTGGACAATGGGCGCGGTTTCGCCGCGAAGTGGCTGACTGGCGGAATCCCGAACAGGTATCGATTTAAAGTCAAAGACGAGGAGCCGGTCGGCATCCTCACCCAGTTGGGGGTCGAGGTCCATTGGACGAACCCCTATTCCGGCCAATCGAAACCCATCGAACGGGCGTTTCGGGACTTTTGCAACGATATCGCCAAACATCCCGCCTTCGCCGGTGCTTGGACCGGCAACACGCCGCTAAATAAGCCGGAAAATTATGGGTCGAAGGCGATCCCGATCGATGATTTCGTGCGCGTCGTCGCCGAAGGGATCGACGAGCACAACACCCGCACCGGGCGTCGCGCCACCGTCTGCAACGGGCGGTCTTTCGTGCAAACGTTCGCGCCGTCGTACGTCACCGCGCCGATTAAAAAAGCGACCGAGGAACAAAAACGCCTGTGGCTTTTGGCCGCCGAGGGGATCACCGCCGCCCGGCGCGACGGCGGACTGACCTTGATGGGCAACCGCTATTGGGGCGACTTTCTGCACGGTCACCGGGGTCAAAAACTGGTGGTGCGTTTCGACCCCGACAATCTGCACGACGGTCTACACGTCTATCGGCTTGACGGGTCGTATTTGGGTTTCGCCGACGTGATCGAAGATACCGGATTCAACGATGCCGCCGCCGCCCGTGATCACGGTCGCACCCGTCGCGCCTTTATCAAAAACACCAAGGTCCTGCTTGACCAGCACGTCAAGCTGACGGGCCGGGAGATCGCCGCCGGGCTGCCGACGCCCGAAAACCTACCTCCGCTGGAAAGTAAGGTCGTGCGCATGGCCGCCCAGCCCGGTTACGAGCCCTTGATGAAGCGCCCAAACGGACCGGAACCCGTCACGTTAAGCCCTGATGAGGAAGCCGAAGCCGCCCGCATCATCGCCGAAATGAACGGCGAGGACGCGCCCGGCGCCGAAATCGTCGCCCTTCCGGTATCGCCAGGACAGCGGCCCGATTTCAAAACCGACGAGGATTACGCGCACTGGGTTTTGGATAACCCAGAACTTGCGGATGAGGCGGATCGCGCCCGGGTTGGAGAACTGATGAACAACCCGTCGTTCCGCCTGTTGATGGGCGCTGAAGCCCAAGAAAAAAGCCGCCACGCCTGAGCGCGCAACGGCTTTGGTCGTCAAAAGGATGGGACATGCACAGGAATAAATTTGTTCACACGTCAAATGTAAAACGATTCCTCTTGGGGTTGTCGGAGCTCAACGAGCGCGGCGCGCCCGAAGCGTCGATCCTACTCCTGGAAGGCAACGCCGGCCTGGGCAAAAGCCGCACCGCAGAATGGTGGTCGATGCAACAAGACGCAATTTTCATCCGCCTGAAAGCGGCCTGCACGCCGCACTGGATGCTGACTGACCTGGTCAAGGAGCTGGGCGAGCAAGCCCCGGCGCATAGTTGCGAAAATCTCTACAATCAGGCCGCCGGAGTGTTGGCCAAAGACCCGCGGCCAATCGTTGTCGATGAGGTCGAGGCGGGCCTGAAAAACATCAAGGTGCTCGAAACCGTCCGCGACCTTTCCGATCTGGTCGAAATCCCGGTCGTTTTCGTCGGTCGTGAGTTTGTTTGGGGTGAATTGAAGAAAAAGCAGCACTTTCGCACCCGGGTCGGTGCGCATGCGTCATTTTTTCAGTGCACGTTCGATGACGTGCGGCTGTGCTTTGACGAACTTTGCGAGGTTCGGGTCGATGATAGCATCGTCGAAAAGACGCATACACAATCGGACGGCTATATCCGCGAGATCGTCAACGCGGTGGCAAATATTGAACGCATCGCCAAGCGCAAACGTCTAGATCTGGTGACCTCAGATGACGTCGATGGCGTCGATCTGGTGCGCGGGTTCCAACGTCCCGGCAAGATCAAGCGGGTGGCGTGACATGGCCAGCCTCACCAATCAGCTTTTCGAACGGATGCCGCCGCCGGGCGCGCCGGTGACCATCGCCGAGATGGCCGCCGCCCTGGCGCAGCCCAACCGAAAGGTGGTGTATGCGATGGACAAATTGCGCATCCAAGGCTTCGCGCAGCGCCTGCAAACGGGCTGCTATCAGCTGACCGAAAACGGGCTCGAGGCCCGCGCCGCCGGCAAGCGCGTGACGTCCGGCCCCAACGGTCCGTTGACGGGGCAAAAACGTGGCGGCAAAAAAACCCTGAACGCCAAGGTGTGGAAGGCGCTGCGCGCCCGGGGCAAGGCGACGCTGGACGATCTGATGCAACTGATCGACGATCGCACCCTGAAGGACCCGCGCGCATCGGCGCAGCGCTACCTTTGGACGCTCGCCCAGGCGGGTTATGTCCGCCCGCTGAAAAACCGCCGCCCGGGCACCGCGCCGACATCCAACGGATTTAAGGTATACGTCCTTTTGCCGGGCATGAACACCGGCCCGATGGCCCCGCTCTACAGTCACAAGCACCGCGCAGTTGTCGATTTTAACGTGATCGACCCCGCCACCGGCGCGCCTCAAAAAATCATCATCGCGGCGAAAAACCGCGAAGGCGGCGCGCGATGAGCCGCACCGGGAACACCCGCGACACCCGCAGCAACGTCGAAAAGGCCCGCGCCTCTTGGGGCGACCCTTTGCCCGACTGGGTGCTGGCGCTGGCCGATGAATGCGACGCCACCAGCCAGGGGAAAACCGGGCCGAAGATTGGCTACAAGGGCGCGGCGGTCGTTTGCGCCGTGCTGGGCAACAATTATCGCGGCGACCTCGCGTGTGTTGAAGACGCGGTGCGCGGCGCACTAATGGCCGTCACCGTCGCTTGTCCGGTGGACGGCGAGATCGCCAAGAACCTGTGCATCAAAAACCAACGTATGAAACTGACCACCACCAGCAACCGGCGCATCCGCCTCTACCGCGCGTGTCGCGGCGGCTGCGTCCATTCCAGGCATGGAGGGAAAAATGCTTAGCATCGACCTTAAAAATTTCGCCGACAGTCTCGGCAAGTATTCCGACACGGGGATAGAAATTTCCGGCGTGGGAATTTTGGCGATCGTCGAAACGGTCAAGTCCTTCGCCGATCAGGCCCGCGCGCTGGAGTCCAGCACCGCCCACCGGGTGGTCGATTTCGCCGCCGCGCGCGCCCGGCGCGACGGCGCCGCGGGGGCGCGGACGCAGGGCCTTAAAGCCCCCGCCGGCGTCGATGGCGATCCCGATCCGAAAGGGGCGGCGTGATGAACGCCCTGGAGACCCGCGTCGCCCTGGCGACCCTGCCCACGATCAAGCGCGCGGTCGCCCGCGAATTTTGCGTTCACGATCGCGCGCTGGACGCTAAATGGGGCGGTCGTCAAGCCGTCCGCGCGCGCTGGGTCGCCATCCACCTGGCCTGTCGCGTGATCGGCCTTCAGGCCGCCTTGGTCGCCGCGGCCTTCGGCTGCTCGGCGGCGACAGTCTACAGGACGAACCAGTGCATCGCGGAGATGCGGCGCGAGGCGGACACTACGGCGCAGATACGAAAACTGACCGATTTCACCCGCGCTGCGATCGCCCGCGCCCGTCGTTTCGCCGCCTTCGCCCGCCCGCCCGAAGAAGTCGCCCCCACCGACGACGACGCCATGGACGGCGCGCCGGAAACCCTGCGCACATGTCTTAAGTGCCGCAAGGCGTTCGCCGCCGACGGTCCGTTTAACCGCATCTGCCCCCCCTGCGCGCGTGTCAACGCGAACGCATCGGGCTCGCTTGGGGGGCTATATTTATGATCCGCCGCCGCGCCCGCGCGCGCCTCAAAAACCGCTTCATCCGCCCCGTTTTGGGCCTGATCGCGGTCCCGATAATGGCCCTTATACGGGTCCTTATCGACCCCCTTAAAAGACCGTTTTGACAAGGAGCCCGAACCATGGCGAAAACAGCCCGCATCAAACAAGCCGCCACGGCGCCCGTCCCGCAAAACGAGGCCGACGTCAACGCCGCGATCCGCAAAATCGGCGATCTGCAACGCGTGCAGGACGGCCTGAAAAACGCGATGGACGGCGAGATCGCCACCGTCAAGGCGGGCTACGAGGCCCCGCTGGCGCTGGCCGCCGCCGATCTTGAAACCCTCGCCCAGGGCGTGCGCACCTGGTGCGCCGCCAACCGCGACGGACTGACCGGTGGCGGCAAGGTCAAGACCGCGCGCTTTTTGGCCGGCGAGGTGTCCTGGCGCACCCGTCCGCCCAAGGTCACCGTGCGCGGCGTGGTCGCCGTGATCGACCGGCTGACCGACCTCGGACTGACCCGGTTTATCCGCACCAAGCGCGAAGTTGACAAAGACGCCATGCGCGCCGACCCCATCGTCGCCGCCGCCGTCGAGGGCGTCAAAATCGCCTCGGGCGGCGAGGACTTTGTCATCAAGCCGGACGAAACCAAGCTGGAAGAAATCATCTGACATTCCCCGGACAGGAGATCCCCGATGACCGCCCGATCGCCCGAACTGATGCAGGCCGCCCTGATCGATCTTCTGATCGCCGCCGCGCCGTTTCGCTCCGGGCGCGGGCTATCGGTTCCCCGCACGCGGCTCGGTTGCGCCATCGCCCGCGCCCGGCGCGCGCTGGACGCCGCCGCGCTGGACGGCGTCGCCGCCGACTGGAACGGCCTTAAACGCCTGGCGGCCGAGGCCGACGCCGAAGCCCAAAACCGCCCCGGCTACCGCGCCGATCTGGAGGGATAGCCATGGACGAGACACTTTTCCCCCACCTTTGCGCCGCGCCCGCGCCGGGTTTCGCCACCCTCGCCGATCAGGCCGCGGCGGCCGAGGCATGGGAGACGCCGCGCTGGGCCATCGCGGCTATTCTCGACGTCGAAATCATGACCGCCGCCATCCTCGACCCGTGCTGCGGCGCCGGCGCGTTGACCGTGGCGGCTGAGGACTACGGCTATGAGGTTCTCGCCATGGACCTCTACGATTGGGGCTTTTCCGCCCGCACCGGCGTCGATTTTTTAACCCTCAAGACCGCCGATCTTCCCGAACGATTTCAAGGCGGCGACTTCACCGTCCTGATGAACCCGCCGTTCAGCCGGGCGTGCGAATTCGTCGATCGGGCGCACGCCCTGGGCGCACGAAAGATCGTCTGCTTCCAGCGTCTCGCCTGGCGCGAAAGCGGGCGTCGCCGCGCCTGGTGGGACGCCCGGCCGCCCGCGCGCGTCTGGCTGTGCGGCGATCGCGCCCACACCTGGCTGTTCACCATCCCGCCCCAAGACCGCAAGGGCGGGCGCTTCATGCCCACGGCTTGGTTTGTTTGGGAGCGTGGGCATAAAGGCGCCGAAATCGGCGGCACGATTTGGAGGAATAAATCATGACGGCCCATCGCAAATACAAAACCACCCCGGTGCGCCGGGGGATGATCGCCAAGATCAAGATCGCGCAAAAGCAACTGGGCTGGTCCGACGACGCGTATCGCGACGTCTTGGCGCTGCGTTTTTCCGGGCGGCGATCGGCGACGCAACTCAACATCGGCGAGTTGGAAAACCTAATCGCCCACATGAAAGACGCCGGCTTCCGCCCCAAAAAGGCCGCCCCCAAACGGGCGGGCGTCCGCCCGCTGGCGGGCGGCGAGGAGGCGGCGAAAATGCGCGCCTTGTGGCTATCGCTCTATCACCTCGGCGTCGTGCGCGACCCGGCCGAACGCGCCCTGGCGCACTTCGCCCGCCGCCTGACCGGCAAGGAGGCCCTCCAATGGATGGACCCGTGCGAAACGGTCAAGGTGATCGAGGCGCTGAAGGCGATGGCGACCCGCCAGGGCGGCGTCGATTGGTCGCCGATCGCGGCGATCCCCACACCGCTTAACAACCCCCGCGCGCGCGTGATCGAGGCGCAGTGGCGCATCCTTTCCGCGCGGGGCGCGGTCGCGGACGGCAGCGACGCACTGCCGTTTTACGCCGCGAAAATCCTCGGCGAATGCCCGCCGATACCCTTGATCAATCTCACCGTCCGCGCCGCCGACCGCGTCATCGAGATTTTAGGCAAAAAAATCCGCGCCGCGAAGGGGGGTAAGCCATGACCGCCTCCGACCCCGCGCATCACCGCGCCGCTTGCGCGCGGCATGTCCGCCGCCGCGCCCGCCAGCGGGGCGTCGTCATTCGCGGCGACGGGATCGTGCGCCTGGAAGCCGCGATCGAGCGCCTGCGCCCGGCGTTCGAAACGCCGGACAGGCACCGCTTTTGGCTCACCGTCAAACGCCCCGGCCGGCGCATGCGGGTGCTGTACGACACCCGCCTGCACTGCCTGGTCACCGTTTGGCGTCTGCGCAATGGGGGTCTTTAATATGAACCTCCCCGGCATCCTGGCTGAGATCGCCGCCGTCGCCGGCGACGGCGCGGCGCTGGCGCTGGCCCGGGCGCGCGGCGGGACCGAGATCGAGGTTCCCAAAAACCCGCATCCCGATTGCCAGTTGGCGCGGATCGTCGGCCTCGACGCCGCGCGCGCCATCGCGCGGGAAATCGGCCATGGCCGCCTGGCGATACCGATGGCCGCCCTGCGCGGCCCCGCGGCGCGCCGCGCGGCCGCCGCCGCGATGTCCGATAAGGGCGCGTCGGCGGTGACGGTGGCGCTGTCGTGCGATATGTCCACGCGCACGGTGCGCCGTATCCGCCGCCGGTTGCGCCGCCCGTTGCCGCTGTTTGACGCGGGCGGCTAATCGGCGCACAATCGCCGGACGGCGGGCCCGCCCCCCTGACACCCCGCCCCCCTGACATTTGTCACGGGGGCTTTGTTGCGCCCGCCGCCATATCCTCGCGGCATGGAAGACAAAGCCTTCACCGCCGCCGTCGAAACCGTCCTTAAACACGAGGGCGGATTTTCCGCCGACCCCAACGATCCGGGCGGGGCGACCCATTACGGAATCTCGCTGAGGTATCTGCTCTCGATCCACGCGGTCGATACCGACGGCGACGGATTTTCCGACTTTGACTTTGACCGTGACGGCGATATCGACGCCCACGACATCCGCGCCATGACGCGCGGCGCCGCGATCGAAATCTATCGCGACCATTTTTGGACGCCGAACGGGTACGGCGACCTGCCGCCTTTCGTCGGGCCGAAGGTGTTCGACTTGGCCGTCAACATGGGGCCGCGCCAGGCGCACAAATTGTTGCAGCGCGCCGCGCGCGCTTGCGAGGCGAACCTGACCGACGACGGCGTCCTCGGACCCAAGACCCGCGCCGCCATCGCCGGCCTGCCGCCGATGCAGGTGGTGGCCGCGACGCGATCGGAGGCGGCGGGCTTTTACCGCACCCTGATCGCGGAAAAGCCCAAGCTGGAAATCTACCGCACCGGTTGGCTCAGGAGGGCCTACGCATGAGTGGACCCGATATTTGGGACGCCGCGAAGGGCATATTGGCGACCGTCGCCCCCGCCCTGGGAGCCGCCATCGGCGGCCCCTTCGGCGGGATCGCCGCGCGCACCATTACCGGCGCCATTTTGGGCGCGCCGTCGGACGACCCCAAGGCCGCCGCCGCCGCCATCGCCGGGGCCACGCCGCAGCAGCTTGTGGCGCTTAAAAAAGCCGAGTCCGATTTCGCCGCGCACATGCGCGAATTGGACATCGAAATGGAATCCCTCGCCGCGCGCGACCGCGACAGCGCGCGACAGCGCCAGGTCGAAACCAAGGACAAAATGCCCGCCCTGATCGCGCTCGCCGCGCTGGCGGGTTTTTTTGGAATCCTGGGCGCGATGATCTTCGTCCCCATACCATCTGACGCCATGCAGCCGCTGGCCATCATGCTGGGGGCGCTGGGCACGTTGGTGACGCAGATAGGCGCGTACTACTTCGGCTCCTCGTCCGGCAGCTCGCGCAAAAACGCCATGATCGAACGCCTGATGGCGGGCAGCAAGGGGGGCGCCTGATGGATTTCGTCGCCGCCAAGTTTTGGCTCGACACCCTGGTGTTGGCGGGGATGGTGGTCAACGCCCTCTACACTTGGGCGATGAGCCGCCACCGCGCCAACCGCTCGGAGATCGAGGCGGTCAAAAACGACCACCTCGCCCTGATCCAGGACCTTACCCAGCGCGCGCTGGTGATGGAGGCGCGGATCGACGCGCTGCCCGGCGCGCGCGATTTTCACGGCGCACTGCAACAGATGACCAAGATGGACGGCGAAATCGGCATCCTCAACGAGCGGCTGGCGGGGTTCAAGGAATCCCTAGAACGGGTCGAACGCCCGCTCAATTTATTGGTCGAGGCGCAGATGAAAGGGGCGAAGATATGAGCGTAGTCAAGGACGTTTTCCGGCAGGACCGCCGTCTGGTCATCCTACGCCTGCTGGGCGAGGACCGCGCCGGATCGCTCAACGAGCGGGTCGTGCAAAAGGCGCTCGCCGCCTACGGCCATAATCTTAACGACGCCGAATTGCGCGGCGAATTGCAATTTTTGCAAAACGAGCTGGCGATCGATATCGAGCAAATCGCGGACGGCGCCCTATGGGTCGCGCACCTGGCGCGGCGCGGCGAACTGCACCTGACGCGCCAAGACGTCATCGCCGGCGTCGCCCGCCCGTCCCGCCGTTAAAGGGGGCTTTAATGGGCCAAAAAAGCACCATTCAGACCGGCCTTGAAGACGATGACCGCAAGGCGTTGGACGGCCTGATCGTCTCGGGAAAAATGACCCTGATGGGCCTCTTGGAATGGCTGGGCGAGCGGGGCTACGACATCTCCCGCTCGGCGCTGCACCGCCATGTCAAGAAGGTCGAAAAAATGGGCGCGAAGCTGCGCCAAAGCCGCGCCATGACCGAGGCGCTGGTCAAGGACCTGGGTCCCGACATCACCGAAGGAAAGCAGGGCCGTTTGCTGGTCGAGGTCCTGCGCTCATTGGTCTTCGACCACCTGTCCGCGAGCATGGAGAGCATGGACGATGACGGCGGTTTGGATACAAAAGACCTGTCCTTCTTGTCCAAAGCCCTGAAAGACTTGGCGGGGGCCAACAAAATCGACCTCGACCGCGAGATGAAAATCCGCGAGGACGCCGAGAAAAAAGCCAAGGCGGACGCCGCCGCGCGGGTCAAGGCGGTGCTCAAGGAGACCACAAAACAAGGCATCACCAAGGAAACCAGGGCCGCTATCATCGACGGCATCCTGGGGGCGGCGTGATGGACGCCGTCAAGGGATTTTTGGCCTATCAGCAGCGGGCGCTGGCGGCCATTTTCGCGTCGGCCGTCGTCGTCATCGAAAAGTCGCGGCGCATCGGCATGACCTGGGCGCTGGCCGCCGTCGCCGTTCTGCACGCCGCCGCCGCGAAGACGGCGGGCGGCATGAACGTTTTTTACATGGGCTACAACCTGGAGATGGCGCGGGAGTTTATCGACACCTGCGCTTGGTGGGCCGGGCTGTTCGACCAGGCCGCGCGCGCCGTCGAGGAGATTGTCATAAAGGACGAAGGCAAGGACGTCCTCGCCTTTCGGATTAAATTCGCCAGCGGTTTCGAGGTCGTCGCCCTACCGTCCAACCCGCGCTCCCTGCGCGGCATGCAGGGCCTGGTTATTTTGGACGAGGCTGCGTTCCACGACAATTTAGACGAGGTCCTTAAGGCCGCCTTCGCGCTGCTGATCTGGGGCGGCAAGGTGGTTGTGTGCTCGACCCACAACGGCGACGCGGGCGCCTTCAACGTCCTGGTCGGCGACGTGCGCGCCGGGCGCAAAAACTACCGCCTGATCCGTACCGATTTCGACGCCGCCCTGGCCGACGGTCTTTACAAGCGCATCTGCGAGACCCAGGGCAAGGCCTGGTCGGCCGAAGCCGAGGCTGCGTGGCGCGGCGAGATTATCAATTTTTACGGCGACGGCGCGGACGAGGAACTGTTTTGCATCCCGGCCCAGGGGTCGGGCACATTTATTTCCGCCGCCCTGATCGAGGCGCGCATGGACGCCGCCGCCCCGGTGGTGCGTTGGGCACAACCCGCCGGCTTCGCCGAGCTTGCCGACCACCTGCGCGAGGCCGAGTGCCGCGATTTTTGCGCGCGCGAACTGTCGCCGATTTTGGAAAACCTGGACCCGGCGCTGCGCCATGTGATCGGCGAGGATTTCGGCCGGTCCGGCGACTTGACCGTGTTGTGGCCGCTGGCCGTCGATCAATCGCTGATCCGGCGCACGCCGTTCGTTGTCGAATTGCGCAACATTCCGTTTAAGCAGCAAGAACAGATTTTGTATTACATCTGCGACCGGCTGCCGCGCTTCGGGGCGGGCGCGTTCGACGCGCGCGGCAACGGCCAGTATCTGGCGGAACGCGCCATGCAGCGCTACGGCGCGGGGCGCATCTATCAGGTCATGCTTTCCGCCGAGTGGTACCGGGAAAACATGCCGCCCTACAAGGCCGCGTTCGAGGACGGGGCGATCGCGTTGCCAAAAGACGCCGACATCCTCGCCGACCACCGCGCCATCGTCATGGACCGGGGCGTCGCCCGTATCCCCGAGAACGCCCGCACCAAGGACAAACAAGGCGGCCGGCGCCACGGCGACAGCGCCATCGCGGGCGCGCTCGCGCACTTCGCCAGCCGCCAGGACGCCATGGAGTACGACTACACCGCCGCGCCGCCGCCCGGGCGCGACGGGGCGGCGGACGGTCTGGTCGGGCGGGCGCGATTTAACGCAAAAGGAGCTTGGTGATGCTTACCGATCAATGGGGCCGGCCGATGAAAAAAAGCGACCTCGCCCGCGAGTTGTCCGCCCCGACCCTCAAAGGGGTGCGTGGGCTCCAGGGCGGCCACCCGGCCCAGGGCCTGACGCCGGGCCGCCTGGCGGCGATCCTGCGCGAGGCCGAGACGGGCGACGCCACGCGCTACCTGGAGATGGCGGAGGAGATTGAAGAAAAGGACCTGCACTACCTGGGCGTGCTGGGTACCCGCAAGCGCCAGGTCGCGCAGCTGGAGTTAACCGTGATCCCCGGCGGCGACACCCAGGACGATCTCGACAACGCCGATCTAATCCGCGGCTGGCTCGATCGCGAGGAGTTGGAGGATGAGCTGTTTGATATTTTGGACAGTGTCGGCAAGGGTTATTCCGTTGCCGAGATCATGTGGGACACCAGCGGCGGGCAGTGGACGCCCACCCGCCTGATCTGGCGCGACCCCAGGTGGTTCCGCTTCGACCCCATGGACGGGGTGACGCTGCGCCTGATCGGCGCGGGCGGCGCGCTTGAACCGCTCGCGGCCTATAAATTCATCCGCCACCGGACCAAGGCCAAATCCGGCTTGCCGATCCGGGGCGGCCTGGCCCGCGCCGCCGCGTGGGGATATCTGTTTAAAAATTTCGACGTGCGCGATTGGGTGATTTTCGCCGAACGCTTCGGCCATCCCTTGCGCGTCGGGCGCTATGGCGCGCACGCGACGAAAGAGGAAAAAGAGGTTTTGCTAAGCGCGGTGGCCAACATCGCGTCGGACGCCGCCTGCATCATCCCCCAGGGGATGGAGCTGGAATTTATCGAGGCCAAAATCACCGGCAACGTCGATATGTTCGAAAAGTTCGCCGACTGGATCGACCGGCAAATATCCAAGGCGGTGCTGGGCCAGACCCTGACCACGGAGGTCAAGGGCGGATCGCTGGCCGCCGCCCGCGTCCACGGCGGGGTTAAAGACGACATCGAACGGGCCGACGCCAAGGAGCTGAGCGCGACGCTCAACCGGGATCTCGTCCGGCCGATGATCGATCTCAACAAGGGACCGCAAAAACGTTATCCCAAAATCAGGATCGGCCGCGCCGACGAGACCGACCTTGCGCAGATGACCGACAGCCTCGCCAAGCTGGTGCCGGTCGGCCTCAAAGTGTCGGCCAAACAAGTCCGCGATAAACTGGGCCTGTCGGCCCCCGACGGCGCCGACGACGTGCTCACCGCGCCCGCCGCCGCCCCGCCATCCGCCGCGCCGCCCGGGCCGTCCGTGTCCGCCCGGGCGAGGGCCGTCGCCGTGGGCGAAACCGCCGGCGACGTCCACATTGCCCCCGCCGCCCCCGCCGCCCCCGACGCCATCGAAACCTTCATCGCCGAGCTGGCCGCCGGCGACGATTGGGCGGCGGCGATCGACGATATCACCGGCCCGCTGATCGATCGCGTCGAAAACGCGAAAAGTTACGACGACCTGATCGCCACCCTGGCCCGGGCGCTGGACGGCATGGACGCCGGCGCACTCGCCGAAAAGCTGGCCCGCGCCACCTTCCAGGCCCGCCTCGCGGGCGGCGAGGCCGCCGACCTAAAGGCCAAAAATGGCGGAAATTAAATTCAAAGACCTGCCCCCGAAGGAGGCGGTCGCCTATTTTAAGCGCAAGGGCTATGCCGTCGGCTTCGCTTGGCAGGATGTCTTGAAAGAAGAACACGCCGTCGCCTGGACCGTCGCCAAGGTCGTGCGCCTGGACGTCCTAGAGGACATCCGCGGCGCGGTAGACGCCGCCATCGCCAAGGGCGTCACGCTGAACGATTTTAAAAAAAACATCCGCCCCATCCTGCAAGCCAAGGGATGGTGGGGTCAAAAAATGATGACCGACCCCAAGACCGGGAAAGTCAAAATGGCGCAGTTGGGCTCCGACCGCCGCCTCAAGATCATTTTCGACATGAACATGCGAACGGCTTACGCCGCCGGTCATTGGCAACGGATCGAACGGGTCAAGGCGCGGCGACCGTATTTGCGCTACGTCGCCGTGATGGACGGGCGCACACGGCCCCGGCACAAGGCGTGGAACGGCACCGTGCGGCCGGTGGACGATCCGTTTTGGTCCACCCACTACCCGCCCAACGGCTGGCGTTGTCGATGCACCGTTCAGCAGCTGTCCGAACGCGATCTGAAACGCTTTGGCCACCGGGTTTCCCCACCGCCCAAAACACAGACCCGTCCCTGGACCAATTCGCGCACCGGCGAAACCTCCCATGTTCCCGTCGGCATCGACCCCGGATTCGATTACAATGTCGGCAAGGCCGCTCAGCGCACGCCTATCGACCCGGCGAAATACCGAATGCCCGCCATCGGCCACGAGTCCGCACGCTTGGCCGTGCAGCAGCCGGACTTCGAAAATTTCCTGAAGGGCCGGACGGACGGGACATTCCCGGTGGGCTATGTCGACGACACTCTGGCCAACGCGATCGGCGCGACCGTGCGCCGGGTGGACTTGAGCCGGGACACAATGCTCAAGCAGCTGGACAGCCACCCGGAGCTCACGGTCGATGAGTATCGCGTACTCCCCAACATCATGGCGCTCGGGCGCGTGGTGCAGGACGGAAAGCGCACCTTGGCGCTCCATCACCAGGCAGGCCAGTTGTACTACGCCGCGATGAAGACGACTCAAACCGGGAAGGCCATGTTCCTGCTCAGCTTCCGCCGCGCGAATATGGATGACGTCAAGCGCGTCACCACAAGGGGCGAGGTCATCAGGGATTGGCCCGAGGATTTTAAGGGGAAGTGACGCGCGGGGTGAGGACTCCCAAGTCCCTCACATAGCACTCCGGTTCCAGGCGATGCTGTGACCGTGTTACGGCTGGGAGGTTCACCGCGTCGCCCGCGCGTTCTCAGATTATAGCCCCAATCCCCCCCAAAATCCACTTCCACGAAAATTCGCCCCGTCAGGCCCTTTACGGGGGTTTGAGCGACCAACCCCGCCGCGCCACCCCATGACCCATTAAATGCCCCCTTAAATGGCCCGGCAATCGGGCACATACGCCCGCAAGCGGTGCGCCGTTCGTGGCGGGTGGGATGTTTATGGTGGGCTTTTCTATGGCGGGGGTGGGATCGGTTTTGCGGGTCGGTCCCCTGACACCCGGGCTTCGGCCCCCCCTGACAATTGTCCGGGGGGACGGCCGCGCCGCATCCCCATAAGCTGCCACCAACAGCCAAGCGAGGCAACCCTTTATCAACCAGCCACGAGGACGCGAGAATATGTCCGCCATTTACGCCACCTGCGCCAGCCGGATCCCGGACGGCGCGCCGGACTGGATTAAATTGATGCCCGCCGGCGCGATCGACGCCGCCGATGGGCGTAAATGGCGCGTGGCCGATCCCGCCGCCGTCGCCGCCGCCAGCGACGCGGCGATCGACCTGGTCATCGACTACGAGCATCAAACGGATTTTTCCCCCAAAAACGGCCAGCCCGCGCCGGCCGCCGGTTGGATCAAACGGATCGAGGGGCGGCCCGACGGCGTCTGGGCGCGGGTCGAATGGACCGACCGCGCCCGCGCCCACCTCGCGGCCAAAGAATACCGCTACCTGAGCCCGACGTTCGAGATCGACAAAAAAGGCGACGTTCGGCGGATCATCCGCGCCGCCCTGACCAACAATCCCGCCATCCACGACCTGCCCGCCCTCGCGGGCGCCCAAACGAAAGGACCCCAAGTTATGCCTCCCCAAGTTATGGACGAAGAACACCTCAAGGCGCTCGCCGCGGCGCTCGGCCTGCCCCATGCGGCCAGCGCCGACGCCGACGGCCCCGCCATCATCGCCGCCGCCACGGCGCTGGCCGCCGCCAACGCCCAAAACGTCGGCGTCATCGCCGCGACCGCCGCCGCACTGGAATTGGAGGGCGACGCCCGGCCCGAAGACATCGCCGCCGCCGTGGCCGCCCTAAAGGACGGTAACGTCGCCACCGCCACCGCGCGGCCCGACCCGAGCCAATTCGTCTCGGTGGCGGCCTTTCGCGAACAAAGCGCCGCCTTGAAGGCGTTGCAAGACGACCTGGCGGAAAAAGACGCCGCCGGCGCCGTTCAAAAAGCGATGGCGGCGGGCAAGATCACGCCCGCCAACAAGGACTGGGCGTTGGCGTTGGCCAAAAAGGACTTGGCCAGCTTCAAGGAATTCGCGGGCAAGGCCCCGGTCATCGTCGCCCCCGGCGCCGCCACGGGCGACGCCCCGCGCGGCGTGAAGACGGGCGAAATCGCCATCGCCGCGCGCGCCTATCAGATCGAGATGGCGGGCAAGGGCGTCACCGTCAGCACTTCGGACGCCGTCGATCACGTTATGAAAGGAGCCAAGTGATGGACTTGGGATTGATCAAAAATTACACCGCCGCCGCGGCCATTTTGCCCCGGCGCATCGTCAAGTTCGCCGCCGCCGCGGGCGCGGTCGAACAGGCCGCCGCCGCCACGGATACGCTCATCGGCGTCACCGGCGCGCGCGGCGCGGCGCTGCCCGGCGATCGCATCGACGTGATTTTTAGCGGCGTCGTCGATGTCGATTTCGGCGGCGCGATCGCCCAGGGCGACCTGGTGACGACCGACGCCACCGGGGCCGCCGTCGCCGCCGCGCGCCACACCCACACGGAAAACACCGCCGCCGCCTACACCCAGAACGCCACCACGTCGGCGGCCACCGGCGAGCGCATCATCGGCATCGCCATGGTCGGCGGCGTCGCCGGCGACATCGGCGGCATTTTGATCGCCCCCGGCGTCGCCTGACCCAGCAAAAGGAAAAATCCATGCCCACGTACACCCAATACACCGAAGACCCCGTCCTGACGGCGATCGCCGTCGCCTACCACAACCCCGACGCCAGCCTGATCGCCGACGACGTGTTGCCCCGCGTCAAGGTCGGCGGGCTGAAATTCGGCTACCAGATCTATAACGAGGCGGACGCCTTCGCCGTGCCCGACACGCGCATCGGGCGGCGGTCCAGCCCGAACATGGTCGAGATCGACGGCCAGGATGCCACCGCCGAGTGCACCGATTTCGGCATCGCCGTGCCGCTCGACAACGACACCATCGCCGAGGCCGACCGAAAGGGCTTCGACCCCCGCAAGCAGGCCGCCGAACGGGCGACCAACATCGTCGTCCTCGACCGTGAGCTGCGCGCCCGCGACATCGTCTTCAACGCGGCGAGTTACAACGCCGCCAATAAAATCCAACTGGCCGGAACCAGCCAGTTTTCCGACTTCGTCAATTCCGATCCGATCGGGCAGATTACCGACATGCTCGACGCTTGCTTCATGCGGCCGAACAAACTGGTCTTCGGTCAACGCTCCTGGTCGGTCACCCGCCGGCACCCCGATATCCTCAAGGCGATCAACCACAACGGCGGCGACAAGGGTATGGCGTCGCGCCAGGCCATGGCCGACCTGTTCGAGGTCGATCAAATTTTGGTCGGGGCCTCGCGCGTCAACCTCGCCAAGCCCGGCCAGCCCGCGGGGATCGCCCGCGTCTGGGGCAACCATATCGCGGGCGTCTTTATCGACCGGACGGTCAACACCGGCGGCGGCGTCACTTTCGGTTTTACCGCCCAGTACGGCGATCGCGTCGCGGGGACCAAGGACCTCGACATCGGCCTGCGCGGCGGGGTCTCGGTGCGCGCCGGCGAGACGGTCAAGGAGCTGGCCATCGCCAACCGCGCCGGGTGCTTCATCCAGGATGCAGTGGTGTAAGGGAGACCGGATCATGACCACGAAAAAATACCTTTTAAAGGGCGACATGCCCCTGCTGATGGACGGCAAATTGTACGCCGACGGCGACACCGTCGATATCGACGAGGCCGCCGCCGCGGCCCACGTCGCCGCCGGACGCCTGGAGCCCGTCACGACCCCGACCCCGAACACGCCCTCGCCGGACGGAAAGGCGCCGGGCGCAAAAGCGGGCAAACCGCCGAAGGAATAACCCAGAGGCCGAAACGGTCCGGGCGGTGGATCGTTTCGCAAAAGCCTAAAACTTCCTCGGGCGGACGCCGCCCCGCCCGCCCGAGGACTCTCTTATATATAAGGAACCATCCGTGTGACCTACGCAACCGCGCAAGACATGATCGACCGTTTTGGTGCGCAGGAGCTGATCGAGCTGACCGATCGCGCCGACCCGCCGCTGGGCGCGATCGACGCCCAAGTGCTCGCCGGCGCGCTGGCCGACGCCGACGCCGCCATCGACGGCTACATCGCGGTGCGCTACGACCTGCCGCTGATCGCCACGCCCGCCCTGTTGGTCAAGGTCGCCTGCGATATCGCGCGCAAACATTTATACAAGGACGCGCCGCTGGACGAGGTCACCGCTGCTTATAAGGACGCCATCGCCCTGCTGCGCGATATCTCGCGCGGCGTCGCCGAATTGGATATCGCAGGGGCGGAGCCCGCCGCCGACACCACCGGCGCGCCCGCCATCGCCGGCCCGGCGGCGGTCTTTAACAAAGACAGCATGGGGGGCTTTTGATGACCGGCGTCGCCATCCATATCGACACCCGCGATCTCACCGCCATCGACGCGCGTTTTAAACGCCTCGCCGCCCGCGTGGCCGACATGACGCCGTTGATGGACGAGATCGGATCGATGCTGGTCGCCTCCACCATCGATCGATTCGAAAACGGCGTCGATCCCACCGGCGCGCCCTGGACGCCGTCGATCCGCGCCCTCAGCGAAGGCGGCAAGACCCTAATCAATAGCGGACGCTTGATGACGTCGGTCACCCACGACCCCGGTCGTGACGCGGTCGAGGTCGGCACCAACGTGATCTATGCCGCGATCCAGCAGGCCGGCGGGCGGGCCGGGCGGGGCCACGCCGCGACCATCCCGGCGCGACCGTACCTGGGCCTGTCGGCCGGTGACGAACGCGAGATCGGCCATATCGTCGATGACTATCTGGCGGAGGCGATCCAATGATCGGGGCCATCGAACAGGCGATCATCGACCGCGTCGCCGCCGCGGTTGCCGCCGGCGCGTTGGGGTGGACCCCGCGCGCGGTGGAAAGCTACGGCGATCAACTGGGCGGCGCGAACCTGCGCCAGGCCACCCAATCGTTCCCCGCCGTCTTCGTCATGTACGGCGGCGAGCCCCGGCCCGAGGACGGCCCCGGCGGCAAGACCCGCCACCGACCGGCGTTCACCGTCTTCCTCTGCCAAAAAAACCGCCGCAACGAAGCGGCCCAGAGGCGCGGCGCGGGCGGCAAGGTCGGCACCTACCAAATGCTTGAGGATATTCGCGCCTTGTTGGACGGCCGGGACCTTGGCCTCGCCATCGATCCCATCCGCCCGGGCGCGGTGCGCTCAATCCTGCAAAACAAGGACGCCAGCATCTACGCCCTGGAACTGCACACGTCCTACGACGAAAACCCGCGCGCCGTCGATGCCGGTGCGCTGGGCGCATTTTCCACCTTCCACGCCGATTGGGACATCCCGCCCCACGGCAACGTCGCCCCGCCGCTGCCCGCCGCGACCCCGGACGCCGCCGACACCCTGACCAATTTGGAGATCTAACGATGCCCCCCGCCAAAACCGTCCACATTATTCCCACCGCCGGGCTCAAGGTCCGCGATCCCAAGGGCGGCCATCTTCCGCCCACCGGCGCGGACGTTGACGCCGCCGATCCGTACTGGCGGCGCCGTCTTCGCGCCGGCGACGTGGCGAAATCCGCCGCGATCGAAAAACCCTTCGAAATCGCCGACGGCGACGCCGCCAAGCCCGCCCCGGCCCCCACAAAGGCCCCCACCAAAGCCCCTGCCAAAGCTAAGGAGTCCGGCAAATGATTTCCTTCAACCAAATCCCCATCGATCTGCGCACGCCCGGCGCATATCTGGAATTCGACAACAGCGCCGCCGTGCGCGGCCTGCCCGGGATGCCGTCGCGGATTTTGGTCATCGGTCAAAAATTGGCCGCCGGAACCCAGCCCGCGTTGACCCCGGTGCAAATCCTGGACGAGGCCGCCGCCGAGGCCGCCTTCGGGCGCGGCTCGATGGCGCACCTCCAGTTCCGCGCCCTCAAAGCCGCCAACACCTGGACGGAAAGTTGGGCGATCGCGCTGGATGACGACGTCGCCGCCGCGCCCGCCGCCGGATCAATCCTGTTCGGCGGCGCCCTCGGCGCTGCGGGAACGATCAATTTATACATCGCGGGCCAGCGCGTGCGCATCGGCGTCGGGGCCGCCGACACCCCGGCCGCGGTCGCCACCGCCACCGCCGCCGCCATCAACGCCGCGACCGATCTGCCGGTCACCGCCGCCGTCAACGCCGTCACATTGGCGCAGGTGGACATCACCGCGCGGGGCGCGGGCGCTGCGGGCAACGACATCGACCTGCGCGTTAATTATAATTTCGGCGAGGCGCTGCCCACCGGGCTGACCGCCGTCATCACGGCGATGGCGGGCGGGGCGACCAACCCCGATATCGCAGGCGCGATCGCCGCCTTCGGCGACGCCTGGTACACCGACATCGCCATGCCCTACACCGACGCCGCCAACCTGACGGCGTTGGAAAGCGAGCTCGCCCGCCGCGCCGGTCCCCTGGTGATGATGGACGGCCACGCTTACGCCGCCGCCACCGGAACCCACGCCGCGCTGACCACCTTGGGCAATGCGCGAAATTCCGAACACCTAACCATCATCGCGGCGACGGGCAGCCCGTCCGCGCCGTGGGCGTGGTCCGCCGCGCTTTGCGCCGTCGCCGCTTTCCACATCCGGATCGACCCGGCGCGCCCGCTGCAAACCCTGGCGCTGGCCGGCGTCATGGCCCCCGACGCCGGCCAGCGTTTCACGCTGGAGGAACGCAATTTGCTGCTGTTCGACGGCGTCTCCACTTTCCGCGTCGATGACGGCGGGCGGGTGTTGATCGAACGGGCGATCACGACGTACGAAACCAACGCGGCGGGCATCGCCGACCCGTCGTACCTCGACTTGACCACGATCAAGACGCTGGCCTATCTGCGTTACTCGGTGCGCGCGCGCATCGTCTCCAAGTTCCCCCGCCACAAACTGGCGTCGGACGGCACGGAATATGGCGCCGGCCAGGCGATCGTCACCCCGTCCGTGATCCGCGCCGAGCTGATCGCCCTGTTCAAGGACTGGGAAAACGCGGGGCTGGCCGAAGGCATGGCGCAGTTCAAGGCGGACCTGGTCGTCGAGCGCGACGCCGGCGACGTCAACCGCGTCAACGCCCTGATCCCGCCCGACGTCGTCAACCAGTTCCGCGTCTTCGCGGGCAAAGTTCAATTTCGCCTGTAAGGAGGGCTGAGACATGAATCCCAACAAAAAAGTCGGCAGGGTCACGATCAAGGTCGATGGCGACGTCATCGAAAGCCACCCCGACGCCGAAATTTACGTCGGCGGCCCGGAACGCACCGACAAGGAAAACGGCAATCACCCCGGCCACTGGTCCGAACAACTCAAGGCGGGCGAGGTCAAGTGCAATATCGACTGGGGCGCGGGCGACAGCACGGCGAAAATGGCCGCCTGGACCGACGTCACCCTAACCTGCGAGCTCGACACCGGCCAGACCTATGTCGGAAACCACTACGTCCTCAAAGCCGTACCACACATCAAAAACGACAAAGTCGAACTGGAGTTTTTCGGCCCGGTGATGGAGGAGATGAAAGTTGCTTAACGATAATACCGTCCGGCTTCAGTACCCGATTGTGCGCACCCTGACCGGGAGTGGCGGCGTGCGCGAGGAAAACATCGAAACCGTCACCCTGCGCCGCGCCAAGCTCAAGGATCTTCGCGGCCTCAACCTGAAGGCGTTGGAAACGCTTGAAGGCGATACGCTGGAAACGTTGATCCAACGCCTCTCGGGTTTAAGTAAGGTCGAGGTCGGAGAACTTGATCTAGCCGATCTGGAAGGACTGAGTTTGGTGATCGAGGGTTTTTTTCCGAAACCCAAAAGTTAGGCGGGGTCCCCGCCGACCCGTGGGCGCTGGCGGGGGAATTGGCGTTCGGGTACCACTTCGCGCCCGATGACATTTGGAATCTCGATCTGATCGACGCGGTGCGTTGGCATCGCGAACTGAGGACAATCAATGAGCGACATGACAGCACGCTTTCGGTTTGAGGCCGTAGACAGAATGTCGTCTACACTTCGGCGCGCAACGCGTCAAATTCAGGCGAGTATGCGACAGGCCGGGCAGGCGGCGGAAGCGACGGCGCGGCGGCTCGAACATGTGCGCAACGCATCGCGTAAAATCGGCGATGTGGGAAAATCCATGTCGCTGAAAATGACCGCGCCGATCGTCGGGTTGGGCGCGCTGACGATCCGTTCGGCGGCGCAATTCGAACAATCGATGAACCGCGTCGGGGTGCTCACCAATGCCACGGGAGGGGACTTCAACCGCCTGCGTGCGCAAGCGCGCAACCTTGGGAAAACCACCCAATACTCGGCGACCCAAGCCGCCGAGGGCATGGGATTTCTCGCCATGGCCGGGTTTAAGACGGAAAAGATTATTGCGGCTCTGCCAGGGACCTTGCAATTGGCCGCATCGGCGCAAATGGACCTGGGCCAGGCCGCCGATACCGTCACCAACATTATGTCGGGGTATGGTTTTAAGGCGGAAAGTATCGGGCGAATTAACGACGTCTTGGTGAAGACCTTCACATCGTCAAACACCGACCTACAGCAGCTGGGAGTGGCGTTAAAATATTCCGGTTCGGTCGCCAAGGGAGCGGGAATTAAATTCGAAGAAGCCGCCGCTGCATTGGGGTTAATGGGTAGCGCCGGATATCAAGGATCAATGGCCGGAACGGCGCTGCGCGGGGCGCTGTCGAGATTACTCAACCCGTCGCGGGAGGCGCAAAAGGTTTTAAGTCGCCTCGGCATCAAAAAAAGCGATATCAAAACCTCGGAAGGCGGCATTGTCTCGCTCTCGAAAGTGATTCAAGAGCTCAACAGTCATGGCGCGGGCATCGCTGAAATGATGACGATTTTTGGGGATCGCGCCGGTCCCGCATTCCAGGCGCTGGCGAAGGAAGGCGCGCCGGCGCTGGATAACCTCACTAAATCCTTGGAGACGTCAGGCGGCATTGCCAAAAAGGTATCCGAAGCGCAAATGAAAGGCGCGACAGGTGAATTGCGCCGCCTTACATCGGCGTTCGAAGGGTTGCAATTAACACTCGCTGACGCCGGTTTACTTCGATGGTTCACAGACATGGTCAAGGGACTCACGAGGTGGATAAGCGCCCTCTCGAAATCGTCCCCGATGATGTTCAGATTCGTTTCCGTCCTCGCATTGATCCTCGCTGTCGTCGGACCTCTCCTGATGGTTATCGGGCAGTTGGGAATGGGGTTTTATGGCCTGTCAATCGGAATCCCCGTCATCGCATCCCTTGCCGGATCGATCTGGGGCGCCGTGACGGCCACATGGGCCTGGACGGCAGCGCTGTTGGCCAACCCAATATCATGGGTCGTCATTGGCATCCTGGCCGTGATCGCGGCCCTGGTTCTGCTGTGGCGAAAATGGGGCGCCGTGACGGCATTCGTCAAAAAAATAGGGGCCGAGATCGAGGCTGTTTTTTACAGCGGCATGATGTCGCTGGTTAAATATCTCCTTGGCACTAACATGGTTTCCGTCGGGGTAAAGTGGATTGGCGGATTCGTCGATGGCGTCGTCGCCAAATGGCGCGCGTTGACGACATGGTTGTCCAATGCAATAGCCGGGTTGACCCGGATGATACCCGATTGGGTCAAAAAACGGTTGGGGATTTCCGCCGCCGTGACGACGACCAATGTTAATAAATCGGATACGACACCTAGTTTCACGAGTGCTTATAGGGGCCGGCACAGCGCTGCACACGCCACCGTTGGCGGTGAGCTGCACATCAAGATCGACAGCGATGGCCGCCCGCATGTCAAGGCGCTCAAAAGCGATAATCCTAATTTTGGAATCAATGTCGATGCCGGGCTGGTGATGGGGGGAGCGGGGTGAAAAACTGCGTCTCAATTATAAGCCGACAAGGTGCGCATTGGTCTCAGTGCGGGAACGCGCCGAAAGCCTGTCTCATTGATGTTGCACAAAATTCGAGCGGGCTTTTTCGTCGCTTGGATCCCCGTGTCCACGCCGCTGCCCAGAAAGTAAAAAAGTGTCTGGTACGCCGCGCTTCTGATCATCGTTTTCGGATCGTCGGTCACGTCAATTTCGACGGTGAGATACTTTTTCCAGCCAAATTTATTTGGAACGCTCCCCTTAGCGGACTCACGCAGGGTCGCCCGCGCGCCGGTGACGTCACCCCAACTTTTGAACAGCGGCCCGCAGCTTTTGCGAAACGTACCAAGGGCATTGGCGACAATATCGACGTCCCCTTTTTTATGCACGCCGGTGACGGTAAAGGTGACGTCCTTTGCCGCCCCATCTCCACACGCCGTAAGGGCCAGCAAGCAGAAGATCGTCGCAATCAGGTTTTTCATCCCCACTCTCCCATCCAATCGACAAAAAGGAGAGTAGCACGATGAGCTGGAGAGACAACCTTCGCAAAGCATCGTTTCGGGGCGCGTCGTTTTTCTATTCGTCGGCCGACGGCGAGTTGGGGCGGCGGTTTCAGGTTCACGAGTATCCCGGGCAGGACCGCGCCTATCACGAGGACTTGGGCGCGAAGACGCCGCGCCATCGGATCGAGGCGTATGTTTGGGGCGCCGGCGCCCTGGACCGGGCGGCCCGCCTGCGCGCCGCGATCGCCGCGCCGGGATCGGGCGCGCTGGTCCATCCGGTTTTGGGCGAGCTGACGGTGGCGTGCACCGAGGCCCGCGAGCGCCACACCACCCGCGACGGCGGTTATGTCGCCTTTTCATTGACCTTCGAGGAGACCGGAGACGTCCCCCGGCCGCGCGCCCGGGCGGCGACGGGGGCGCGCATCGACCATGCGGCGGGGGGCGCGATGGGCGCCGCGCAAAGCGACTTTAAAAACACCTTTAACGTCGGCGGATTGCCTCAGTTCGTCGCCGCCGACGGCGCGGATAAGGTGCGCGCCGGGATCGATGCGCTGACGCGGGCGTTTTCGGGGGTGCGCCTGGGCGGGGCGGACGCCGCCGCCTTCGCCTCGGGCGCCGGGGCGGCCCGCGATCAGGCGGCGAGCCTGGTGCGCGATCCGGCGGGCCTGGCGCAAAAACTGGGCGGCCTGATCGCCCTGCCGCTGGACCTGCCGGGCGGGCGTCTGGCGGGGGCGCTGGGCCGGCTTTACGATTACGCCGGCCCCGCATCCGCCCCGACCGCCGCCGCCCCGCCGACCGCGACCCGCCGCGCCCAGCAAGGCAACGCCGACGCGCTGAGCGCCCTGATCCGGCGCACCGCCGTGATCCACGGCGCACGCGCCGCCGCGCGCGAGACCTTCGCCAACCGCGCCGCCGCGCTGACGCGCCGCGACACCCTGGCCCAGGCGTTGGAGGGCGAGAGCCTGACCGCCCCCGATCCCACCTATCGCGCCTTGACGGCGCTGCGCGCCGAAGTCGTCCAAGGCCTGGACGCGCGCGCCGCGGGGTTGCCGCGCTTGCGCGCCGTCACGCCGATCGCCACGCGCCCGGCGCTGGCCCTGGCGCACGATATTTACGGCGACACCCCGGCGGCGGCGGTGGGGATGGCCGATGCATTGGTCCGGCGCAACCGGGTGCGTCACCCGGGCTTCGTGCCCGGCGGCGATACGTTGGAGGTCACGGTCGATGCCTAACGCCGCCCGCGCCAGCCTGATCATCGACGCCGCCGCTTGGCGGGGCTGGGAAGATATCTCGATCACCCGTGGGATCGAACGGATCGCGGGGACGTTCCAACTGACCTTGACCGATCGTTGGCCGGGGCAGACCACCCGGCGGCCGCTTGCCCCCGGCGCGCCCTGCCGGGTCGAGCTTTACGGCCGCCCGGTGATCACCGGACATATCGACGACGTCGAGGAGGCGATCGAGGAGACGTCGCGCACCTTTACGGTGCGCGGGCGCGACCGGGCGGGCGACCTGGTCGATTGTTCCGCCGTGCACAAATCGGGCGGCTGGAAAAACGCCCGGCTGGAGGACATCGCCGCCGACATTTGCGCGCCGTTCAAAATCAAAGTCACCGCGCCGGCGGGGACCGGCGCGCGGTTCGAGACCTTTCGGATTCAAGAGGGCGAGACCGCGTTCGAGGCCATCGAGCGCGCCTGCCGACAGCGCGCCCGCCTGGTTCGTTCGGACGGCGTCGGCGGCATCGTCATCGCCGCCGTGGCGGGCGCGGCCAACCCGAACGGGGCGCTGAAACTGGGCGCGGGCGGCAACGTCCTCAAGCTGCGCGCCACGGCGTCGCTTACCGAACGGTTTTCGACCTACACCGTCAAGGGCCAGGACACGGGCGGCGGCTGGAAGGACGCCACCGATATCGCGGGCGCGTCGGCTACCGCCGCGGACGGCGCCGTCACCCGCTATCGCCCGCTGATCGTCATCGCCGAGGAGCCTGGAAACGGCCCCACCTTCGCCGAGCGCGCGGCGTGGGAGTCCCGCGTGCGCGCCGCGCGGGCCAAGCGCATCACCGTTACCGTTCAGGGCTGGCGCGATGCGGCGGGCGCGCCGTGGCGACCGGGGGACCGGGTCGGCGTGGACTTCCCCCGGCTAAAGGGCGAGATGCTGATCGCCCAAATCACCCACACGTTGGGCGCGGGCGGCACGTTGAGCGACATCGATCTCGTCCTGCCCGGCGCGTTCGACGTGTTGCCCAAGCCCACCGACACGACAAACGCGGGGGGCGCGGGCGCGGGGGGTGCGGGATGGTGACCGAATCCGTGATCAACGCCATCGCCAAGATGACCCGGCCGCTCCAACGCCGGGTGCGGTTGATGATCGGCCGCGCCGTGATCGCCGCCGTCGCCGACGGCGACAGGTGCCAGACGGTGCAAATCACCGCCCTTGCGGGCGAGGTGCTGGACGGCGTCGAGCGCATCACCGACTACGGCTTTACCGCCCATCCCCACCCTGGGGCGGAGGCGATCTTGCTCGCCGTCGGCGGCAACCGCGACGCGGGCGTGGCGATCTGCGTCGGCGATCGGCGTTACCGCTTGACCGGCCTTGCGCCGGGCGAGGTGGCGCTGCACGACGATCAGGGTCAGATCATCAAGCTGGCCCGCGCCGGGATCGAGGTCGCCACCACCCGGCCCGGCGGCGTCACCGTCACCGCGCCCGCCGTCACAATCAATTCCACGGATATCCAATTGGCGGGCGCGGGCGGCGCGCAAATCGCCCGCGTCGGCGACCTGGTTGACGTGGCGTCGGGATCGTCCGCCGGAAGGTGGCCGATCGTCACCGGCTCGGCCAACGTGAGGAGCGCTTAATGGACGCAGTGATTTACCTTGACGAAAAAACCTTAACCGGCGATCTGTCGATGGACGGCGCGGGCCTCGCGGTCGATGGTGGGCTCGGCACCGCGATCGCCATATCGCTGTTTACCGATCGGCGCGCGCACCCGGACGACATCCTGCCCGGCGACGGCGCGCCAAGATCGGGGGGCCGGGGCGGCGGCGACCGCCGCGGCTGGTGGGGCGACGGCGCGCCGCCCGTGGTGGACGGCGCACCCGCCGAGGGCGATCGCATCGGATCGCGATTGTGGCTGCTCGGCCGCGAAAAGATCGTCCCCGAAACCATCGCCCGCGCCCGTACCTACGTGCGCGAGGCGCTGCAATGGCTAATCGACGACGGCGTCGCGGCGCGCGTCGATGTCGCGGTCGAGGCCGCGCCCGGCGGCGTGCTGGCGATCGCGATCACGGTCCGCCGCCCGACCGGCGCGAACGGGCGCTTCGATTACGTTTGGCGCGCACGGGCGGACCAAACCGCGAAGGGGGGGAACGGTTAAATGGCCTTTCAACGCCCGACATTAAGCGAGCTGATCGCCACCGCCGAGGCGGAGATCGCGGCCAACTTGCCGGGGGCCGACGCCGCCCTGCGCCGCACCGCCTTGGGCGTTCTCGCGCGCACCCTGGCGGGTGGGCTGCACGGCCTGTACGGATATCTCGACTTTATCGCCGATCAGGTGCTGCCGGATACCGCCGCCGCCGAATATCTCGACCGGCATGCCGACATCTGGGGCATTCAGCGTAAGGTCGCCGCCTTCGCCGCCGGCCAAGTCGATTTTACCGGGACCGACGGCCGGGCGATCCCCGCCGCCACGGTTTTAACCCGCGCCGACGGCGTGCGTTACGCCACCGTCGCCGAGGTCGCCATCGCCGCCGGGGTCGCCACCGCCGCCGTCGTCGCCGAGGTCCCGGGCGCGGCGGGGGCCGCCGCCGCCGGATCGCCTTTGTCCTTGATCACCCCGATCGCGGGCGTCGCCGGGGTCGCCACGGTCGCGGCGGGCGGCCTCGGCGGGGCCGCGGACGAGGAGGGCGACGCCGCCCTGCTGGCGCGCGTTCTGGACCGCATCCAGGAGCCGCCCCACGGCGGGGCCGATTTCGATTATGTCGCCTGGGCGCTCGGCGTCGTGGGGGTCACCCGCGCCTGGGTCTGGCCGCTGGAACTGGGTCTGGGCACGGTGACGGTGCGTTTTATGATGGACGGCGCGTATGCGGACGGCATCCCCTTGGCGGCGGACGTCGCCGCCGTGCAGGCCGCCCTCGACGCCGTGCGGCCGGTGACCGCCGCCGTCACCGTGGTCGCCCCGATCGCCGTCCCGCTCGACCTCACCATCGCCGGACTCAACCCCGCGACCCAGGCGGTCAAGGACGCCGTCACGGCGGAGCTGACCGACCTGATCGGGCGCGAGGCGGCGCCGGGCGGCGCGATCCTGATCAGCCATATCAGGGAGGCGATCTCCATCGCCGCCGGCGAGGTTGATCACGCCCTGACCGCGCCGATCGCCGACGTCGCCCACGCGACCGGCGAGATCGCGGTGATGGGAGCCATAACATGGGTGTGACGCATGATGGATAAATCCGCCTACCTCGACCAACTGCAACAGCTGCTGCCGCCCGGCGCGGCCTGGCCGCGCGAGCCCGCGGCGACTCTGACCCGGTTGCTCGCCGCCATGGCCGACGGCCTGGCCGACGCCGATGGCCGCGCGGGCGACCTGATCGACGAGGACGACCCGCGCACGACGTTGGAGATGCTCGCCGACTGGGAGCGGGTCGCCGGCCTGCCGGACAAATGCGCCGCCGGGGCGGCGGTCACCATCCAGCAGCGCCGCGCCGCGCTAACCGCCGCCCTGACCGCGCGGGGCGGACAATCTCGGCAATACTTCATCGACCTCGCCGCCACGCTGGGCTACGCGGTGACGATCGTCGAGCACGGCCCATTTCAGGCGGGATTGTCGGCGGCGGGCGCGCCCGTGAGCGCCGAACAATGGCGCTTCGTCTTCACCGTCGCCGCCCCCGCCGCCACTGTGCGCGATTTTCGGGCCGGCCTCTCGGCGGCGGACGAACCGCTGCGCACCTGGGGCAACAAGCCGATGGAATGCGCCATTACCGCCGATAAACCGGCCCACGCCTACGTCATTTTTACCTACGGAGGATAACCATGTTTAAGATCGACAACACCACCGCCGCCGCCGCCGCGCCCGCCGTCCCCGCCGCCGGCGTCGAAGGGTACTTTACCGGCGGCGACCCCGCCACCGGAACCCCGGCGACCATCGTCGAGGCTTGGTTCCTCAATATGATTCAGGCCGAGGGCGACAATCTTGTCACCGGCGCGGGTCTGGCGCGGGACAAGGCCAACAACGGCCAAGTCTACCAAGCCGTCAAGGCGCTTGTTGCGCGCGGCGATGATTTGGCGATGTCCATCGCCGCGCCGGGTTACGTCACCCTGCCGGGGGGATTAATTTTGCAGTGGGGCGAGGCCACCGCGGACACGGTGGGGGTCGTATCGCTATTTCCGATCGCCTTTCCAACGGTCGTCCTCGCCCATTTCGTAACCCTTCACGCCATCGCCGCGCCGACGCAATTTGTCGGCGGCGCGCCGACGACGACGCAAATAACAACCTATTGCAACACCGCCACGGCGGGGGTGCGGTGGCTCGTGATCGGGCACTAAAAATTAAAAAGGAGACGATTATGACGAAATATTTCAGCGCGGCGGCGACGGCTTTTTATGACGACTCCGTCGCCGGACTCCTTCCGCCCGACGCCGTCGCAGTAAGCGACGCCGACTGGTCCGCCTTGCTGACGGCGCAATCGGCCGGGCAGATCATCGCGGCCGACGCCGCGGGTCATCCGGTGGCCACGCCGCCGCCCCCCCCGGCGCTGGCGGACGTCCGTACAACGTCGCTCGCGGCCATCGACGTCGCCGCCGAAACGGCCCGGCGAAAACACATCACGCCGGGCGCGGGACAGGCGATGAGTTACCGCGGAAAAGCCGCCGAGGCCACTAATTGCCTGACCACTTACACCGCCGCCGCGCCGCCGCCGATCGGCGCATACCCCCTGCTCGACAGCGAGGTCGGCATCACGCCCAACGCCGACGGCACGGCGACGACCGACGCCTACCAGATCGCCGTCATCGTCGATGCCGCGCGCCGGGCCTGGGTGACGGCCGAGGCCGCCATCAACAAGGTGCGCGCCCAGGCCAAGGCCGACGTCAAGGCCGCCGCCACCGTCGCCGCCATCGACGCCATCCTCGCCGCCGTCGTGTGGCCGTGATGGGCGATCTCGACAAAATCCGTGCGCGTATCCGGCGCCTTCGCAAGATGACGACGGCAAACGGCTGCACCGAAGCGGAAGCGGCGCAAGCCGCCGACATCGCCATGAAACTCATGGGTAAACACGGATTCGGCGCGTGCGATTCAAAAAGGTGACCCGGCTTCGGCTTCCCGACCGGCGCTTCGACGGGGCGCGCGTGGCGGGCCATAAGGCGGGCAACCGCATCCAAATCGACCCCGGCGTGACCGGTCATAAATCGGCGCCGATTATGCTGGGGTAATAATCCTCCCGCGCGGCCTTTACCGGCCGGGCGGGGGCCGGGGTGCTTCAACACCCCGAACCGGGCGCGGACACGCCCACGACCAAGACCGGCCGAAATCTTGGCCACCCCGCCACCGGCGCACCGGCGGGGAGATTGTAAAGATATTATCCATGGAGTCTATAAAACCCATTCTTCCCATCGCCCCTTACATCGGGGGCAAGCGCAACCTGGCCAAGACTATCGTGCCGATGATCGACGCCATGGCCCACGCAACTTACGCCGAGGTGTTCGGCGGTATGCTGGGCATCTTCCTCAGGCGTGAGATCCAGCCCAAGGCAGAGGTCATCAACGACGCGTCGAAGGACGTGGCCAACCTGTTCCGCGTGCTGCAGCGCCATTACCCCCAGTTCATCCAGACCCTGCAGTTCCAGGTCACGTCGCGGGCCGACTTCCAGCGCCTGATGGCGGCCAACCCCGACACCCTGACCGATCTGGAGCGCGCCGCCAGGTTTCTCTACCTGCAGCGCACCGGCTTCGGCGGCAAGGTCACCGGTCGGGTGTTCGGCGTGCAGGTCAACGGCCCGGCGCGGTTCAACCTGTCCAAGCTGGAACCCATGCTCGCGGATCTGCACGAACGTCTCGCGGGCACGGTGATTGAGTGTCTTGATTTTCGGGAGTTTATCCCGCGTTACGACCGCAAAACGACGCTGTTCTACCTCGACCCGCCGTACTGGGACTGCGAGGGCGACTACGGCAAGGCGCTGTTCAAGCGCGAAGATTTCACCGATCTGGCGGCTATTTTAAGGGGCCTTAAAGGCCGCTTCATTTTATCCCTAAACGACGTCCCGGAGGTCCGCGAGCTGTTTTCCTGGGCCACCATTAAGGCCGTGGAAACGACCTACAGCGTCGGCGGCGGCAACAAGACAAAAAAAGCGGGCGAGGTGATTATTACGACCAAAAAAGACTGAAAAACCCGTTGACAAACACCTAGCCTAAGGCTAATGTGTAGTTATCAGGAGCCAGCGCGGCTCACCTTAAGCAAAGGAGATTATCATGGCTGGTTATAGTTTTATCGACGGCATGAGCAACAATGCCGTTGACGCTTACAACGCAGGCGTCAAGCCCCTCTCAAAAATCACCATAACCGATCTACGTGCAGCCGGCTGGGCGGGCACGAAAAAGCTCGCCGTCGCGCTGGCGAAAGATGGTTTTTGGCCCTCCTCCGAGTGGCACCACTCGGGCGGCACTTGGTACAATCGTGTTGATTTTTACGACCCCGCGCTCCTGGTTGATGCGTGGTCCGAGTTGGACGCCGCCGAGCGCACCGAGAAAAAGGCGATGGTCGAAAAAAAACCTGCGCAGCCGGAAGGCCGCCGCGTCACCGGCCAATATGCAACGTTCGGCGGATCGCGGCGGCGCCCAAGGTTTTTGGGCCACGTCGATTTTACCGGCACCCTCGTCGGCGACTGGATTGAAATCGATGGCGGCGGACGGAAAAAAGCCGCCGGAAACAACATTATTTGGAGCTACGCGGATGATTAAGGACAATGGTGTTCCAACCATGGTGCGCACCGCGCGCGCCATGTTTGGCAAGATTCTCGGCGTCGATCTCGGTCTAACCGACTTTGGGCACATCATCGGCTACGACGGCAAAAATGTTTTTCAAACAATCAAGCGAATTGAAACGGGCGATCGTGGCCTGTCCGGTCCCGCCGCCGTTCGCCTGCGCGACATGGTGCAAGCCGCGAGCTACGCCGCCTACCCCTTGATCATTATCCCCGAATGGTCGTTTGTGATCTCGACCAACGAAGACGATGACGACGGATCGACCTTGATGATCGAACGGCTGTGGTGGCCGCGCATGATTTTTGTCGCCACAGTCCAGGCCGAGGCGTGCCTGGCCGAGCTTAATTTTGAGCAGATTGGAATGATCCGATCGGACGAAATCGACCTCGATCAGATGTCGGTCTGGTGTTTGCAGATCGATCTTTTACCAAAATCAGAGTGGTACGCAAAATTTTACGAGCAGGCCGTAGACCTACTCGCCGCCGAAGCCAATCGGCAATATACTCTCGGAGACGTCTAG